AAAGGATACAAACGGTAAGGCATATCTGCAATTCGAGCCCAAGCTTCCTGACGGATAATTCTATTACTTCAAATTAAGAAATGAATGTAATTCTCGGCGTGTCGTCTTCATCAAGGTCGATTCTGTCTACTGTCTGTTGCCAGAATTGCCGTCGCTGTTCTCTTGTCATCTTCTCATAATACGGGCGGATACCGCCAGGTAGATAATAATTAAGCGGAGTAGAGGGCTGTATCTTCGGCGTTTCTACTTCGGCGATAGCCGCCGATAATTCCGTATGAGTCTTTTTATACTCATCCAGGTCGATGAGTTCGTTCAAGAACAGTTCTTTCAGCCGTTCCAGTTTACGCTTTAGCTTCTCAACGTCGGTTGTGACCGGTTGCTGTTTTTGCTTCTTCTTAACCGAATACTGGAAGTCTTTATACGCTTCATCGAACGAGTCAAGAAGTGATTCTTCAATTTTTTTCTCAGCGACTCGTCCGCGGTGGGTGCATGCCTTAAACGGCGAAACACTCTGCGGACACTGATAATAGTAGTACGTCTTGCTATTGTTCTTACCGACGCACCCAATGCCGTTATACGGATGACCGCACATCGGACAACGAATAAGCCCCGTGAACAGGAATATTCGACCGGTCGGAGTTCGCTTGATTAGTTTTTTGGATTTTATTATTTTTTGAGCCTTATAAAAGATATCTTCCGTAACAAGCGGCTGACAGAAGTTATCGTCGCCGTGGGATCGCCCTATGTACCTTTCGTTCTTCAGTACATGGTTAATGCTTGCATACGTATAATAAAAACCATGACCGCACATCCACCGTGCCGCCTCGGTGAGATTCTGCGTTTTTACGAAGTGTTCAAAAAGCGGCTGCACGTACCTGGCGTTCTCATTCGGTACGAGCTTCTTATCTTGTACGCTATAGCCGAACGGGATTTTTCCGCTACATATTTCATGCCTTGCCCGTTTTTGGGCGAACACAAAATGAATACGGTCGCTTGTCATATCCGATTCATTCTGTGCGATTGAAAGCTTGATATTCAGCATAAGCCGACCGTTTGTCGTTGTTGTATTGTAGTCCTCTTGAGTCGTTTCCCAGTCGACTTTGTGCGTGTCTAAAATCTCTTGAGCCTTGTAATAGTCTTTGACCGACCTGAACCAACGGTCAAGCTTAATGAAGAGAACACGGTCGATTTTATTCTGTTTAATGTCTTCTATTAAGGCTTTGAAGGCTCGGCGGGAAAACGGCTTCTTTCTCGCCGACGCTCCGTCGTCCGTGTACACGCCGACTATATTGTATTTATGCTTGTCTGCATAGGCTCGAAGGTCTGTAAGCTGTGCGTCTAGGGATAGGCCTTGCCGTGCCTGCTCTTCGGTGCTTACGCGAATGTATAAGGCTACTCGTTTATTCTTCATGTTAATCTCCATATAAGTAAACCCCGCATAGGCGGGGTCTTTTTTAGTGGATCAGATTATTACACCGAGGACAGCTGTCGGCGTCCTTCGGAGCCCTATAGTGACACGTCGGGCACTCGACTGTTTCGGCTTCTGCTTTAGCAATTTCTTCGGCAGTCGGCTGAGGAATGTCTCGCTGACAATGAGGGCAGACCACGGCACCCGGCTTTACATATTCCTTGCAGAACGGGCACTCTTTATATCCTTGTGCCTTCTTTTCTTCTGCAATCGCATTCATATCTTTCGATATTACGAGAGAGTGAATAAGGGCGACAATGAAGAGGCAGGCCCCGTATATCCACCACAGAAAAAAGTTTCGGCCCTTTGAACTGGCGATAAAGGCCGGGATTACGCCGATAACACAGGCGATGATTATGTACTCCATGTGATCACAGTCCTTTCTTATACTATTTCACTTTGTTTTATGACCGCTAATCCGAGAATTTTAAAATCGGAACAATTCGATTCGCTGAATTGAAGCGGAGCGTATTTCGGATTCTCTGACACAAGCATAACACCAGTATCAGTCTTGTAGAATCGCTTAATGCAGACCCGCTCATTATCAATTTCGACGCATGCGATTTTGCCGTTCGGAACTTCTGGTTGAGACTTAACAAAGACGATATCGCCGTCATTAATACCCGCGTTTATCATCGAATCACCACGAACGGTGATACAGAAGTCAACCGCATATCGTGAATCGGTTTCGACGTAATATGTGTCTTGCCCGTCTAGGTTTTCAAGCGGTTGACCCGCTGCCGCGTATCCTAGCATAGGCACACGCTTCAGTGAGGGAACGAATACCGGGGCTGAACTATATAATGTATCCATGTTCACATTGAAATAGTCTGCGATTGCTTCAAGAACCTCAAAGCTTGGTTTACGCTTTCCGTTCTCATACATACTGATTGAGCTTTTTACAAGGTTCAATTCGCGGGCAAGGTCATCTTGAGTCAATCCGCGAGACGCTCGCAATTCTTTTAAACGCTTGGCGAAATCCATAGTGCACTCTCCTTTTAAAAACATTCTATCACTTTACGTGAAGAACAGCAATAAAAATATTCACACAAAGTGTTGACTGTTTTTTGAATTTGATGTACACTTTATGTGAACAGGAGGTGACAAAAAAATTATGTTCGATAAAAGTCTTATCGCCAAAAAGCTCACAGAGCTACGGCAGAAGAAGCAGAAGACTCAACAAGAAGTCGCCAGTGCACTAGGCCTGTCTGTGTCGGCCATTGCTATGTATGAAGCGGGGGTCAGGGTACCCAGGGATGAGGTTAAGTTGGCACTGGCTCAGTATTATCAGACCACGGTAGGGTATATTTTTTTTAATTCCTAGTTCACTAAAAGTGATTAAAGAAAGGAGCTGAATCAATTATGAGCCCGACCGACGGGCAGTTCATCAACTTCCGTCCTGAACGTCCTATAGAGGTCGCCCTCAACATTCTGTATGGGACGGACGACAGCGAATTCATCGTAGAAAGGAGTGACGTCAGTGACCATTCTTGTGAATCTGACGTGTGCGATTGTCATCGCCACGATGATTCTCTTAATCATCAATGAAATTAAAAGGAGATAGCCATGAAAGACAAATCTATTTATGACGTCAGTAAGACCGCCGTCAGTATCATGAATACTTGTATTACCGAGGCGGCAAAAGGAAGCGGTATCGAGATATACCGACACTACGCCGACCGAGTTATCATTGATGCGGTTATCGTAGCCGCCTTCAACAGTCTCAACCGCTCGCCGTTATCCAGGCATTATCAGGGGATTCTGGTAGTCACCTTCGGCGATCGGTGGAAGTGGTTCATTCGCACCTGGGGGCCGATGTTCATCCGTAATCACATATCGCTTGAGTCTGTCCGGTGGGACGAAGAGCTCAGAAAGGAGAAAGCAGAATGAAATCGACCGCATTACAATCGCCGCCTGAATGGGTGAACTACAAATATTATGAACTTCAATCGACTTGTAAGTCAAGAACACTTCGGTACAAGTCTCACGGACCGCTCTACTATCTTAAGGAAGGGGCTGAAGTAGGCCTTGGGGTAGTGGTTATATACCTTATCGTAGCCCTGGCGGCTCTCATATAAAGGGGGTGATGAGATGAGTTGTGAGGACTGCCCGAACAGAGACTACTGCATTCCTGACGAATGCCTGGAACAGAAAAAGACCGCTCTCAGCGGCAACTGAGAACGGCCCCAAATGTAAAAACATTTCAAAGGTATTATACCACAAAGGAGACGAACGATGAAGTATAACGAATTTATCGCTGCAAAGGCCAAACCGAGTGAAAGCCACGGGTTCACGGTATCGGCCAATGCGCTTAACCCGAACCTATTTGACTTCCAACGGGATATCGTCAAGTGGGCGCTTGCAAAGGGCCGTGCCGCCATATTCGCTGACTGCGGGCTGGGTAAAACGCTGATGCAGTTGTCCTGGGCGTATGAGGTATGTCTGCACACGGGCGGATCCGTGCTAATTCTGGCGCCGCTTGCCGTTGCCGCGCAGACACAAGCCGAGGGTGAGCGATTTGGCATCTCCGTAAAAATATGTGAGTCCAGTGATGATGTTGTCGAGGGTGTAAATATCACAAATTACGAGAAGTTGGGGCGGTTCGACACGGATGACCTTATGGGCATAGTGCTGGATGAGTCCAGCATATTAAAGTCGTTCACCGGTAAAGTCCGCACGGACTTGATTAACCGATTCCGCAATACGCCGTATCGGTTGGCGTGTACGGCTACGCCGGCTCCGAATGACTATATGGAGTTAGGCAATCATGCGGAGTTCCTCGGTATCATGTCACGCAACGAGATGCTGTCAATGTACTTTATCCATGACAGCAACGACACGGCGAAATGGCGGCTAAAAGGCCACGCAGAACGCACATTCTGGGAATGGATGGCTACCTGGGCCGTCGTGCTGGATAACCCTGCATCACTGGGGTATGAATGCGAAGGATACGATCTGCCGGGGCTACATGTGCATGAAATCGTGGTAGACAAAACCGGAGAAGACGTGCCAAGCTTATCGCTCATGGAACGCCGCCGGGCCCGTAAGGACTCATTACAGCCGCGCTGTCGTGCAGCTGCCGAACTTGTTAATCAGTCGTCGGAACAGTGGCTCGTCTGGTGCGACCTCAATGACGAGTCAAAAGCACTACAACAGTTAATCCGATTTAGCGCAGACGTAAAGGGCAACGACAAAGCCACCCGGAAACAGAGCTGTATGTTAGGCTTCGGCATGGGCCTCCTAAAGTGCCTTGTCACAAAGCCCAGTATCGCCGGATTCGGGATGAACTGGCAAAACTGCCACAACATAATATTTGTCGGATTGTCGGATAGCTATGAACAATACTATCAAGCCATACGGCGATGCTGGCGATTCGGGCAACAGCACGAGGTACACGCCTACATCGTCATATCGGAAAAGGAAGGTGCGGTTAAAGCAAATATCGAACGTAAAGAAACCGACGCGCGGCGCATGCGGGATGCCATGATCCGGCTAACCCGTGATGCGGTACGCTCAGAATTGTCAAAAACGCGCCGGGAGTCAACAACATACAATCCGACAATACTCATGCGATTGCCAACTTGGGCAGAAATGGAGGTCAGTTAATGGGGAGCTTTTTATACTACGTAGCACATCCGTACGGCGGGTTGCGTGAAAACAGAGAAGAAGTACAACAGATTATTCAAGAGCTTTCTAGCAAGATCGAATTCGCGGACGATACATTCGTATCACCAATACACCAATTCGGATTTACGTATGAAACTGTAGATTATATAAACGGCGTTAAAAAATGCCTATCATTACTAGCTCGCTGTGATGCATTGCTATTGACCGGCGACTGGAAGAACTCCCGGGGATGCATGGCCGAATATGCGTTCGCCAAGGCTAGCGGCATAGAAATCTTTGATTACGATAGGAGGTCTCGATTTGGAAGTTTTGAATCAGTTAATTAGCGATCGGTTCGCCATGTATAACGGGGACTCGGTGGAAGTGCTGAAAGGCCTACCTGACGGCAGCGTACACTACAGTATATTCTCACCGCCGTTCAGCAGCCTGTACGTGTATTCAAACAGTGACCGGGATATGGGCAACTCCGCAACTGATGGTGAGTTCTGGCAGCACTTTACGTATCTCATCAGCGAGCTGTACCGCGTTATTATGCCGGGGCGGCTAGTGTCTGTACACTGCATGGATTTACCGCTAACAAAATCCCGTGATGGCGTCATCGGGCTGAAAGATTTCCCGGGCGACATCATCCGGGCCTTCCAGCATGCAGGCTTTGTCATGCACAGCCGCGTTACCATTTGGAAAGACCCGCTGGTAGAGGCAACCCGGACAAAAGCCCTCGGGCTGCTGCACAAGCAAATTGTCAAAGACTCGGCTATGTGCCGGATGGGCGCCCCGGACTATATTATTACGTTCCGAAAGCCCGGCGATAATCCGGAGCCAATTGCCCATCCAGAAGGGTTTACCCGGTTCTTCGGGCAAGAGGAGCCGGAGGGTATAAGATGCATTGATCGCCCGACACCGGATCCGGAGTTATACGACAAAAAGCAGAAGTATAACACGGAGCCGATTTATAGCCATCAGGTATGGCGCCGTTACGCAAATCCCGTTTGGGCCGACATTAGGCAAACGAACACGTTGAACTATAAAGCGGCACGAGATAACAAAGACGAACGCCACATTTGCCCGCTGCAGCTGGATACAGTTGCACGGTGCATCGAATTATGGAGTAACCCGGATGATATCGTACTGGATCCGTTCGCGGGCATCGGTACGGTGCCGGTTATGGCTCTGCGCATGGGCCGCAGGGCACTGGGGTTTGAACTAAAAGAATCCTATTATAATCAGTCCATTATTAACTTACAGGAGGAATTGAATCATGATGAAAATTAGTTTTGAGGGTACCCCGGAAGAAGTAAAAAATGAAATGGAACAGTGGCTACACGCAGCAGGGGGCAAGAAAAAAGCACCCGCTCCAAAACAGCCGGCAGAAAAAGCAACGACAGAGCCGACGCCCGCGCCGGTAACAGCAGCGGCCGCCCCGATAGACGCCGCGCCCGTACAGCCTGTTCAAGCTGAACCCGTAGCGCCTGTCCAAAACACACAGGTTACAGCTGCACCGACAGCGCAGACTGTTAAAAAGTACACGCTGCCGGAATTACAGGTAGCCGCGCAGGCGCTTATGGAAAGCCGCATGCCCGACTTGCAGGCGCTTCTTACAAAGTATCAAGTGATTAGCTTAACAGAACTGCCGGAAGATAAGTACCCCGAGTTTGCAACTGACCTGCGGGCTATGGGGGCGACGATATAATGCCGACTCAACACGCACTATTATCGGCGTCGGGTGCTCACCGATGGCTACACTGCACGGGTAGCCCCCTTCTTGAGAAGGACTTCCCTGACAGTACATCGGTCTATGCTCAAGAAGGCACACTTGCGCATGAGCTCTGCGAGTTAAAGCTCATGGCTTACACGGGTGAGATAACGAAACGCAAGCTCACGAGTATGAAGAATAAGCTCATGAAGTCGGAGCTCTGGCAACCTGAGATGGAAAGTACCTCGGAAGCCTACCTCGACTACATTAAGGACATCACGATGAGCTACACCGTGAAGCCCGTCATACTCACCGAGAAGAGAGTTGACTTTAGTCGCTACGTCCCCGAGGGCTTCGGAACGGCCGACTGCTTAATACTGGCGGGGGATACCTTACACGTCGTCGATTATAAACACGGCAAAGGCGTTGTGGTCGATGCGAACCACAATCCGCAGATGATGCTCTACGCTCTCGGTGCGATGAGCGAGCTATCGCTCTTGTACCGCTTCAAATTCGTTCATATGACTATCGTTCAGCCGAGGGTCAATAACCTATCGGAGTTCACGATGACGGCTGATGAGCTCACTGAATGGGGTGAGTCAGTCGTTAAGCCGAAGGCTGAAGCGGCTATGTCAGGTAAAGGCGAATTCGAAGCGGGTGACTGGTGCCGCTTCTGTAGAGCCAAGCAGCAGTGTAAGACGCGGTACGAGTCGAACGACTCACTGTATTCCGAGTTATCGGCACAGCACGACCCGAGACTCATCACCCTTACCGAACTTGGCGACTATCTAAAGCGAGGAAAGGACATGGCAGCTTGGCTCGAAGACATGAAAGAGTACGCCTTGTCCGAGTCTCTGGCCGGTGCAGACGTGCCCGGGTGGAAGGCTGTCGAAGGGCGGGGCAGTCGAGCGTTCACTGATACAGATGAGGCGGTCGATACACTTATTAAGAACGGCATCGACGAGAGTGTCTTATATGAACGTCGAGTGCTCACCTTGGCTCAAATGGAAAAGGCCGTCGGCAAGAAGGCCTTCGGCGACTTAGTCGGCGACCTTGTCGTGAAGAACCCGGGCAAGCCGACACTTGTTGAAGAATCGGACAAGCGTCCGCGGATAACCAATCAGCCGACAGCGGCTGACGTATTTAATTCTTAATTCATGGAGGTATCTACTATGTTTACACCGAAAGCCACTGAAGTATTACTCAAAAATGTTCGTCTGTCTTATGTACATCTAATGGAACCGTATACGGGTGTTAACCAGTCTAAGCCGAAGTACTCGACTACGATTCTCTTACCGAAGAGTGATGTGGCTCAAAAGCAAGCTATTGACGCAGCCATTGCGGCTGCCATTGAAGAAGGCCGCCAGAAGTTCGGTGCTAAGAGCGTCCCGGCTAAGCCGAAGCAGCCCGTGTGGGACGGCGACGGATATACGCAGAACGGTAAGGAATTCGGCCCTGAAGCGAAGGGACACTGGAGTTTTACCGCATGGCAGGACGCCAAGTATAAGGTTGAAGTTGTCGATATGTCAGGCAATCCGATTACGGATCATACGCAAGTCTACTCCGGCATGTACGCTAACGTTCTCGTGAACTTCTACTACTACGACAATCAGTCACAGGGTGTCGGTTGCAGCCTCGGACCGGTGCAGAAAGTTCGAGACGGTGAATCTCTTGGCGGTGCGCCTATCTCGGCGGCTTCCGTGTTCGGAGCTCCGCAGGGAAGCGCTGCCAACGTATACGGCGGTGCAGATGCTGCTCCTCAGATTAATCCTATCACCGGTCAACCGATGTAGGCCTGTATGAGGCATCTAAACATTGATATTGAAACGTATTCGCCGAACGACATCTCGTTCGGCGTTTACAAATATTCCGAATCCGAAGAATTCGAGATATTACTATTCTCATACGCTTATGACTTCGGGGAAGTTCACGTCGTAGACCTGGCGTCAGGCGAGAAGATACCTGATGATGTAGTCCTCGACCTCAGGAGCGACGAGGTTATAAAGCATGCGTATAATGCACAATTCGAGATAACGTGCCTTAATCGGGCCGGATACGACACGCCCGTCGAGCAGTGGCGGTGCACGATGATTCACGGCGCGTATCTCGGCTATCCGATGGGCCTGGCAAAACTCGGCAAGGCCCTGGGGCTTCCTCAGGCTAAGCTCAAGGATAAGGCAGGGGCGGCACTTATACGGTACTTCTCGGTGCCTTGTAAGCCGACGAAGAAGAACGGCGGCCGCACGAGAAATCTACCGAAGCACGATCCTGACAAGTGGTTCGCCTACGGCATGTACAACATGCAAGACGTCGTCACAGAGATGGAGTGCTACAGAAGACTATCGGCCTTTCCTGTTCCCGAAGAGGTCGAAAGGCAGTGGCAAATCGATATTCTCATGAACGCAGCGGGTGTCGGTATCGATCGGCAGCTTGTAGAAGGAGCCCTTACAATCGATGAAGAGAACAAAAAGGCACTTCTTGAAGAGGCCTACGAGCTGACGGGTCTTAGCAATCCGAACAGCCGTAACCAACTGCTCGACTGGCTGAATTCGAACACGAACCTTGAGCTTGAGAAGCTCACGAAGGACTCGGTGGCCGCAGCCATGACAGATGCCGACGACGTAGCGAAGAAGGTCCTCACTATCCGTAAGAAGCTTGCCAAGTCATCCGTATCGAAGTACGAGATGATGTCAAGCGCCACGGGGCAAGACGGTCGTCTGCGCGGCACGCTACAGTTTTATGGGGCGAACCGAACCGGTCGATGGGCGGGGCGGCTCTTACAGGTGCAGAATCTACCGAGGAACTACATTACAAACCTCGATATCGCCCGTGACCTCGTCAAGAAGTCGGACCGAGTAGGCCTAGGGCTCTTATTCGGAGATATATCTGATACGCTCTCACAGCTCATCAGAACGGCCATTATCGCTAAGGAAGGATATACGTTATGTGTAGCTGACTTCTCAGCGATTGAAGCAAGAGTCATCGCATGGCTATCCGGTGAAACCTGGCGGCAGAAGGTCTTCGCTGAAGGCGGCGATATCTATTGTGCGTCGGCATCTTCCATGTTCGGGGTTCCCGTTGTGAAGCACGGTGTAAACGGACACCTAAGGCAGAAGGGAAAAGTAGCAGAACTGGCCCTGGGCTATCAAGGCGGAGTCAACGCTTTGAAGGCTATGGGGGCTCTGGATATGGGCCTTACGGAAGAAGAGCTGCCGAATATCGTAGAGCTCTGGCGACAGGCGTCCCCGAAGATTAAAGAACTCTGGTACACCGTGGAAAAAGTGGCCGTGTATACGGTTACGACCGGTAATCCGATGACGATTGAACACGGCATTACGTTCCGACTCGAGGTCGACCCGTTCTACGGATATCGGTATATGACGATTGAACTGCCATCGGGGCGTAAGCTCTTCTATCCTGATCCGCATATCAAGCTGAATAACTTCGACAAGGAAGCGGTACACTTTAAGACTCGGCTCAATAACGCCTGGGTTACCGAGTCAACCTACGGAGGGAAACTCGTCGAAAACATCACCCAGGCCGTCGCTCGTGACTGCTTAGCTCTTACTCTAATGAGGCTATCGGAAAACGGACTGCCGGCTATTATGCACATCCATGACGAAGCGGTCATCGAAGTGCCGAAGGACGAGGCAGACGAGTATCTTGATATCGTTGAGAAGACGTTTGCACTTCCGATACCGTGGGCTGAAGGGCTAGTGCTCACAGCTGCGGGCTTTACGAATGATTACTACATGAAGGACTGATAGATATGAATAACGACAAAAAAATATCAATCAGCATAGGCGCGAGTCGGTGGTCTAAGCAGTGGACACAGACAACGATGCTCTGGTCCGAGTTATGTAACCGCTTGAAGACCCCCGTACGAACCGAGGAGACAGTCGAAGAGTACCACAAGATGAAGAAGTCCGACAAGAGCAAGCTCAAGGACATCGGCGGTTTCGTCGGCGGTACACTTAGCGGTCTTCAGCGTAAGGCGATTAATGTGACGGGTCGTGACCTCATCACACTGGACCTTGACACGATACCGCCCGGGGGCACGGATGACATACTTCGAGTCTTAGGGCTACTCGGTATGACATACGCCGTTTACTCGACTCGGTCTCATACGGAGCACCGTCCGAGACTTCGAATTGTCATGCCGACGGACCGAACGATGACACCTGAAGAATACGAGCCTATCGCTCGGAAGGTAGCCTCGCACATCGGTATCGACATGTGCGACGGCACGACGTTCGAAGCGTCACGGCTCATGTACTGGCCGAGTTGTCCGAAGGACGCAACATACGTCTTTCGGACGGGCGACGGCCCGCTTATCTCTGTAGATGCGGTACTCTCCGAGTATGAAGATTGGCACGACATTCGATCGTGGCCACAAGTGCCGGGGCACGAAGCGGACCAGAGAGAGCGGCAACTCTTAGCTAAGCAGGGGGACCCTAAGACGAAGCACGGCATCGTCGGAGCGTTCTGCCGGGTCTACGACATCCGTGAGGCTCTCGATGAGTATCTACCGCATGCGTATGTAGAGGTAGAGGGCTCATCGGACCGACTGACCTTTGCGACGGGTTCGACGGTAGCCGGGGCGGTTATCTATGACGATGACCAGTTCTTATACTCTCATCACAGCACCGACCCGTGCTGCGGTCAGCTCGTGAACGCCTTCGACCTTGTACGGCTTCATAAGTTCCACGACCTAGATGAGACAGCTAAAGATGGTACGCCCGTTCATAAGCTGCCGTCTTATTCGGCTATGAGTAAGCTTGCGATGCAAGATAAGGCCGTTGTAGCCGAGCTTAACGCCGCACGAGCGCAGGAGTCGGCGCAGAACGTCTTCGCCGACCTTATGCAGACGGAAGAAAAGGGCAAACAGGAGCTTACGGACCTTAATCCGAACGCCCTGACCGACGTTGAGTGGATGAAGACCTCGACCCTTAAGTATGACGACAACGGACGGGTCAAGCCGACGCTTGATAATATGCTGAAGATTCTGGTGCACGACCAAGCTCTTTCCGGTCGAATTGCTTTCGACCGTTTCGCGTCAAGGTACGTGGCCAAAGGGGCGCTACCGTGGAACATGACACCCGGTACGCGCCTGTGGACAGATGCCGATGACGCGGGATTGAGGTGGTACTTAGAGAACAAATATGAGGTGACCGGTAGAGATAAAGTCCAAGACGCGATGATCATGTGCGCCGAACAAAATGGGTTTAATGAAGTCCTGGATTACTTGAACAGTCTTAAATGGGATGGCATAGAACGACTCGATAAGCTATTTATTGACTACCTTGGGGCAGAGGACAATGTCTATACTCGTGCCGTAGCCCGTAAATCCCTCACAGCAGCTGTAGCACGGGCGTTTGAGCCCGGGTGCAAGTATGACACTATGCCGATACTTATCGGGCGTCAGGGGGCAGGTAAGAGTACCCTAATCCGTACGATGGGTAAGAAGTGGTATGCTGACGGATTATCAACTTTTGAAGGTAAAGAGGCTGCGGAAAATATTCAGGGCAAATGGATTATTGAAGCGAGCGAAATGGCGGGATACACCAAAGCTGAGGAGAACGCATCAAAGCAATTCTTATCAAGGCAAGTCGATGTATTCAGACAGGCGTACGGCAGACGGACTCAGGAATATCCGAGACGGTGTGTGTTCTTCGGCAGCACGAACCAGTATGAATTTCTGAAAGATATCACGGGAAACCGTCGCTTCTGGCCGATTGACCTGGAAGCACAGAGGCCTACGAAGTCCGTGCATAACAATCTTCCTGGGGAAGTGGACCAGATTTGGGCCGAGGCGGTCGTGCGGTACCGGGGCGGTGAGTCCCTTATTATCGAAGATAATGAAGACGTACTGCGATTAGCCGAAGCGGCGAGAGAAACGCATATGGAGTCGAACACAAAGGCAGGTATCATCAACGAATTCTTGCTTCAGAAGGTGCCGAAGAACTGGAACACGATGGGCCGTTCAGCCAGACGTACGTACTTAACGATGGGCGGCCACACTCCGAGCGAGGACCTCGAATACCGCGATCGTGTGTGTGCGGTAGAGGTGTGGTACGAATGCTTCGGACAGGACCCGGCCCGAATGAAGAAGAACGAAGCCAGAGAGATAAACCAGATTCTCATGAACTCACCGTACACTCAAGGCGGGAATAAAAGAATGCGCTGCGGTGAATACGGAACGCAAAGAGGTTTCCTGATGAACCTGGAAAAAGTGGAAAATATGTGTGAACATTCTCAATTATAGCGTTGACATTCTCAATTAGTTGTGAACATTCTACCCGTTTTTGTGAACATTCTGAATGTTCACGGATTTAAAGATTGTTCACAGAGAATGTACACAGAAAAACCTAGTACCTATCTATGTTTATACCTATTTGTGTACTATGTGAACATTAATTATAAAAAAGGGAAAAAGAAAGGCTGTAAAGAAAATTAAAGGATATATACACCTCTATACAGCCTTTGTATGGGCCCTCATATACGCGCGCGGGAGAGAACGTGCACAGACTAAAAACGGGAGGAAAAAACATGTGGGAGAAAACCATCGAGAAGAGATTAGTCGACGGAGTGAAGAATCTTGGCGGTAAGGCGTATAAATTCGTATCCCCCGGAAATGTCGGCGTGCCGGACCGAATTGTCGTATGGCCGAACGGCAAGATTGACTTCGTCGAGTTAAAGACCGAAGCGGGAGTGCTGTCCAAGGTACAGAAGCTACAGATACGAGCCCTCGAGGCGCGACAGTGCGAGGTCCGTGTCTTGTACGGGGCGGCTGCCGTTAAGGAGTATCTAAGGCATGGAGCAGCCCATTATGGACTTTAGGCCGCATCCATATCAGGCGTACTGCATTAATAGGGTTATCGGTCAGAAGAAGCTAGGGCTGTACCTCGACATGGGCTTGGGCAAGACGATCATTACCCTACAGGCCATATACGAATTAAAGTATAACCGATTCGCCGTGAAGAAGGTTCTTATCATTGCCCCGAAGAAGGTCGCTGAAGCGACATGGCAGCGAGAAGCGGCGAAATGGAGCGGGCTTGGTCTTCTTCGAATCTCGACCGTCCTCGGAACGCTTAAAGAACGAACAGCGGCCTTACAGACGGATGCCGACGTCTACATCATTAATCGAGATAACGTCGTATGGCTGACCGACTATTATAAGAACGCATGGCCGTTCGATATGGTCGTCGTCGATGAGTCGAGCAGCTTCAAGAATCATCAGGCAAAGCGGTTTAAGGCCCTGGCCAGAATGTACGACCGCATTGACCGCATGGTGCTTCTTACCGGTACACCGACACCGAAGGGGCTTATCGACTTATGGGCTCAGGTGTACCTTATCGATAAGGGGGAGTCTCTCGGAAGGACCTATACAGGCTTTCGCGATCACTACTTCGAGCCTGACCAGAGGTCGCACACCGTCATCTACAGTTATAAGCCGAGAGAACACGCCGAGGAAGATATCATGAAGGCTATATCGCCGATATGCGTATCGATGAAGTCAGAGGATTATCTGACTCTGCCGCCTGTTATTAGCGACATCGTGCCGGTACAACTTGATGTTAAAGCGAAGAGAGAATACGACATGATGGAACGCGAGATGGTTCTTGAGCTTGTAGACGATGAAGAGGAGATTACGGCGGCGTCAGCAGCGGCCTTGTCGACTAAGCTTCAGCAGTTGGCGAACGGAGCCGTCTATGATGAGAATCGAGGCGTTCATGAGATTCATAACTGCAAGATTGAAGCATTTAAAGAACTGATTGAACAGTTAAACGGTAAGCCAGTACTGGTGTTTTATAACTTTAAGCACGATCTTGAACGATTAAAAGCTGCATTGGACAAATCGAAATTAGTCGTGAAGGAGCTTAAAGGAGCGACAGAAGAGCGAGAGTGGAACGAAGGAAAGATAGACGTACTGCTTGCGCATCCCGCCAGTACAGCATACGGGCTCAACCTTCAAGACGGGGGCAACCATGTTATATGGTTCGGGCTGAACTGGAGCCTTGAGTTATACCAACAGGCTAATAAGCGGCTACACCGCCAAGGCCAAAAAGAGAAGGTCATCATTCATCATCTCATCAGCATCGGAACGAGAGATGAGGATATGGTGGCGGCACTAGAGCAGAAGGCCGATGCACAAGAGTACGTATTACAGAGCTTAAAAGCAAGAATTGATAAGGCGAAAGGAGAGCAAAAAACATGAATAACCTTCAGAAGAAACTGGTGAGCAGCACATATAAGTTGTGGGAAGCGGCACAGAAAGACGGTGAACGGTTCCACATCCAAGACATTCCTGACGTCGGACTTGTAGCCGCATCGTCACACATCATCATACGGCTGCCGCAGGATTGCCCGCATCCGTTTAGAGCAGACGAAAAGGAGGGGCGAATAGCGGACGTTATGAAGGACTACTTGACCGGTAAGGACTCCGTAACAGCCTTCGATACAGGGGACATGAGTACCTTTGGCCGGAACTTGGTCGCGAAGAAAATCGCCTACGGTACAGACGGTAAGTCGGTCTTCGTGGGTAAATACCTGTTTGCCTTCACGCCGCCTTCCGTGGATCATCTCGACTTGTATAAGGGCAGCCTAATCCGAATATATGTAGAAGGCGAAGAGCTGCCGGTGGCGGGCCTCACCGTATACCGTAATTTGGGGGATAAATAATGGCGAACATAACAAGAAGCCCCATAAACGGACAGATTGAAGCGGACGATATCAAGAGTCCAAACCATTACACATGGCGGGGTAAGGAGTGTGAAGAGATTATAGGAGAGCTTACTCAAGGCGCAGAAGGTAAAGAGGCGTACTATCTCGGGGCTGTTGTGAAGTATCTATACCGATACCCTAAGAAGGGTACACCGCTTAAGGACCTAAGGAAGGCGAAGCAGTACATTGATATGCTTATTGAATTGAAGGAGAAACAACAAGATTAACGTACAACTTGAACTAATCGGAATAGTCATGAGTTTAGTGGTCTTAGTGGCGATAGGAAAGATAATTTGCGAAGAGTTTGGTGTTAATGAGTTAATAACGGGAACATTCTGGATGATTTACTTTATCATAATAATAATTTTAAATGTCGCTGGGCAATAAACCGCGTGAAAGGAGAAGGTTTATTTGAAAGAGTACGTATTTAGTTTTAGTAATGAAATTAAATCAAGAGGAGAAAGGCACAGCTATTTAGACGGAGCTATTTATGGCACTTATAGCTCCGAGAAGGAAGCTATTATCGACGCTATGCGAACGTATGAATATTATGGATATGGATTTACGCACCTGTTCGTAGGAAAAGCAGAAAGGTTTGTCCCTCGAATAGACTCAGATTTGGTTTTAGATGATTTAGCAACCCGTGCCAATGATAACGGGTACGATGACGATGAATACCTTAAAAGTGTCACAGAAGGACACGTAAGAGAGCTTGATAAGATACTCACCGAAGCCTATCTTACGTGGGAAAATAAACACCCCGAATATCGAAACGGGGATTACTCAATGACCAATGCCGTTAGATATTCTATCAGTGACTTAAAAGAAGAAATGGAAAACATGCGAAAAGGAGAACAAGATGATGAATAAAGAAGCCTTATATGATGTAGCGGCATGTATTGATGAGGGTATCAACGCAGTGATACACGCACTAACTCGAATCAAAGATTGTGGTTTAATCGACTCAGAACAAAGAATGGTTGAAGATCATCTAAGAAAGAGTAGGAGGTTGCTTGATATGGCTTACGATATTGTCGACTTTGTCGAAGACTAGTGAGGGATATAGGAGGCATGGCATGACGGCAAAGGAATATCTTGAATATATTCGCAGTCTTGAGACCAGGCTGCGGATGAAAGACGCACAGATATCACAGCTTCAGCGAGATATCTGCTGCATACAGGCGCTTGACTACACGAAAGACCGCATTAGCGGCGGTAGTCCTGTCGACATCTCTGATAAGATCGCAAGGCTCGACGAGCTTATCAGAGAGGCGAATGAAGAGTGGGATGAACTTATCGCCGAGCGGGAAAGAGCGAATGCTCGCATTCGTAAACTCGAGAGCATTAAGCAGCAAGAGGTCCTGACAAGACGGTTCATATACAATGAGAAGTGGGAAGTCATCGCCGTGAAGATGGATATCACATGGCAAGGCACCTGGCAGCTGTTTTATAGAGCTCTAAGAAACTTTCAAAAAATTTTTGAGGGGGTTGATTAAATGTCTAATGCTTGACATGGTATACTGTAGAAGTAAAAAGTGCGTAAAGCACTACTAATATTCTAATGTAGTTTTATTTTACAGGCCGGTGGCGTTCTTCCTCCAAGACGCCACCACTTTTATTTGAGCCATGATGAGGTTGTCCATGACTGAACCTAAGACACAAGTACATTGCTGTTGTAAGTCTTGCCTCAACAATAACAAAGGTACATGCTCTGCTAACGCAATCCGAATCGGCGGGACAGGTAAGTGCAAGTGCTATGTGGCAGCCAAAGACGTCATGAACACATCTCGTTATGGCTCACGGAGGTGATCCGATGCCTAGAAAGAGTATGCATGTGTGTTTCTATCCCGGCTGTCAGGAGCTTACGAGAGAGCGATACTGCGAGAAGCACCGTAAGACTTCGTACGACGACCGAAGAGAAAGCGCAGCTAAAAGAGGATACGGGTCGAAATGGAACAAAGCCCGACTTGCGTTTCTGGCCGAACATCCGACGTGTGAGTGTGAGCGATGCAAGGCCTCAGGGCAGCCGTTACCCGCGGACGTAGTGGACCACATTATTCCGCATAGAGGGAATCAGAAACTGTTCTGGGATACAAAGAACTGGCAAGCGATGAATCACGTGTGCCATAATCGTAAGACAGCGAGAGAGGACGGAGGCTTCGGCAACCGCTCTCGTAATTGAGAAAATATAATTTTAATTGAGAATGAGAAGAGGCCCCCGGTAAAAAAAGTTTTGAGGCGCGAAGCCCAGACCGTGGCGGTCTCTTCTTCGTAAAAACTTCGTGAAATGATAGGGAATCTGAGAAAGGAGGAAGACGCTATGGCAGGACGACCGGCTAAGCCGATTGAGCTTCATCTGCTCAACGGGAACAAAAGGCACCTTACGAAGGCTGAAATTGAACAACGAAAAAAGTCCGAAGTGAAGCTCGGCGAACACAAATTGGTTTGCCCTTCGTATGTTCGCCAGGATAAGAACGCTTACAAGAAGTGGAAAGAAATCGTCAAGCTCTATAAGGATATCGACTTCGTAAGCTCGGCGGACGTTGGGCTGATGGCCCGATACTGCATGGCGTTCTCCGAATACATAAACCTTACCGAACACCGAAAGGTCTGTGCGACAATCCGAGTCGACACTGGGAACGGAGAGGACGTCGATATGGTGAAGGCCTTGGAAGGGAAATACTCTCCGAAGACGGCCGCCAAGATGTTCGAGAAGATTGAGTATGTATTCTCTGTGTCAGGGGTGATTGCCGTCGACAAGGCGCTGAACGCCAAGATGTCGGCACTCATTCAGATGGAGGATCGACTGTTCCTCAATCCCTTGGCCAAGGTCCGGAACATTCCGAAGAAGGAAGTAAAGGAAGAGGATCCCTTGGCAGGAAAGGGGTTCGGTAATGTATGACGCTTACCGATAAACTCATTCAATACAGCAAGGACTGCATAGCCGACACTCGGCATGTCTGCCAGAAGCACCGATGGGCGTGCGAACGGTTCCTCAAGGATTTAAAGAAGTCTGGAACAAAAGAATTCCCTTATATCTTCGACGAAGAGAAAGCCCTGCGGTTCTTCGAATGGGCGGCACTTCATAGGCACACGAAAGGCGTTCTCGCCGGTGAGCCTATCGAGTTCACTCCGATACAGCGGTTCATCTTCGGTAATGTCTATGGGTGGATTCATCAGGAGACAGGACTCAGGCGGTTTCGTAAGGCCTACTGGCAGGTAGCCAGGAAAAACGCAAAGTCGCAATCACTGGCAATCGTCGGCGATTATGAGCTGATGGCTCTCGGTGAGCCGATGAGCGAAGTCTATATCGGCGCGACGAAGTCGATGCAGGCTAAGATTATCTACAATGAAGTCGTGGCCATGCTGAAGCGGTGCCCGCTTCTTAAAGGTAAATGGCATGAGTCGTATGGAGTCATTCGTCATCCGAAGAGTGATTCAATCCTCAGAGCCCTGTCGAAAGACGACGGCAAGACCGGTGACGGTCTCAACCCTCAGTGTGGGCTTATTGATGAATATCACGCTCATCCGACCGACGAGATTCTTGAAGTTATAAACACCGGTATGGTTGCCAGACGGCAGCCACTTCTTTTTATTATTACGACGGCAGGCACGAACTTCGGCGGTCCCTGTTACCGAGTTGAGTATCCACTTGTTGAGAAGATACTCGACCCGTCGCTCGACTTCGACGTCGCTGATTACTTCTGCATGGTCAACGAGCTTGACCGAGACCAGGAGGGAAATCTTATCGACGATGTCAAAGATGAAGAGTGTTGGGTGAAGGCGAATCCGATAGCGGCGACTTATCCTGAAGGCCTAGCGAATATTCGTAGCAAGTTATCCTCGGCCCTAGAGAGCCCCGAAAAGATGGAGTCCTTCCTCACCAAGAACATGAACCTATGGGTCAATCAATCGGCCATGTCGTACATGGACATGGCTAAATGGAAGGAACGGGGAGCGATTACGGAGATACCCGTCGACCTGTACGGCAAATCCGCATACGTCGGCATTGACTTATCGAAGCGTATCGACCTTACGGCGGCGGGTATCATAGTACCGATTGACATCGACAGTGTGGTCCAGTATGTAGTCAGGGCACACGGGTTTATCCCTGAAGATACCGTCGCCGTTCATGAGAAGACCGATAAAGTCCCGTATCGTACCTGGGCGAAGGCGGGGTACCTTACGATTACACCGGGCGATGTCGTCGACTACCGCTTCATTGAGTCGTGGATACACGAGACGACCGACGACCTCGGAGTGAACGTGAAGGAGCTGTGCTATGACCCTTACAATGCGACGCACTTTGCACAGGATTTCGACGCTCAGGGCATAACGACTGTAGAAGTTAGACAGGGTATGCGAACCTTGTCCGAACCGACAAAGGCCTTTAGAGAAGAAGCCTACCGAGGGAATATTCTTCACGAACCGAACCCGCTTCTCGACTGGGCGGTCAGCAATGCCGTAACGAAACGGGACCATAACGAGAACATTATCCTCGATAAGGAGAAATCGACGAACCGTATCGACCCGATAGCGGCAGTCATTAACGCCTTCAGCCGTGCACGAGTTACGGCCGAAGAAGATATGAGCGATTATGTACTGTCCGACGACTTTAGTCTATAAGGAGAACATAATGACAATAATTCGAAAATATATTGATGACCTGTTGCTTATAATGGGCTTCATCTTGTTGGTGATTGCCGGTGCATATGTAAGCCCTGTGGTCGCTTTGTACACGGCGGCCGTTGAGTGCTTATCAGGTGCGTACCTTATAAGCTATACGTACGGCCGAAGTAAAGGAGTAGATGACGATGTTCGTTCGTAACTGGATACAGAATCGAGGAGCGATGGGTCAACTCTTTACGGGCGGCGACAGCGGCGCCTTGTCGAACCCTGCACAGTGGCTCATCGATGCCATAGGCGGTGGCTCGACCGTAACGCCTGAAAAGGCGGCGAAGAATTCGAACGTCTCGGCGTGTGTGTCGATACTCGCTGATGACGTCGGTAAGCTTCCGATTCACACATTCAACAAGCAAAAGAAAGACCTCGGTATGGCGCATCCCGTTGCTAAGTTGCTATATGAACGTCCGAACCCGTTCATGTCGGCCTTCGTCTTCAAGCAGACGATTCAAGGGCACGTGGGTATTTACGGCAACGGGATAGCTTATATAGAGTGGGGAAAGGACGGATATCCCGCGGCACTATGGCCGCTCGACCCGGTGCGAACCTCCGTCGCTCTCGACGTATCGACGGGAAAGCTTCAGTACCGCACACAGAACGCACGAGGCGAAGCGTTCGACCTTCAGCCTGAAGATGTTCTTCATTTTAAAGCCTTCACGAAGGACGGCATCGTAGGCATACCGCCGTGGAAAACACTGGTCGATGAGCTCGACAGTCAGAATGCGATAAAGTCGTTCATCAGCGACTTCTACCGTAACGGTACGCTCTCGAGCGGGGTACTTAAGACGGCGACAAAGCTAAACGCCGAAGCCAAACAGAAGATCCGAGAAGAGTGGGAAAAATTAAACGCCGGCACGAATAACGCCGGGCATGTAGCGGTCCTTGATGTTGGGCTAGACTTCCAACAGCTTGGAATGCAGCTTGACCAAGCGCAATTCCTTGACACCCAGAAGTTCGGCATTACGGAAGTCGCCAAGGTCTATCGAGTACCGCCTCATAAACTGGCACAGCTCGACCGAGCCACATACGCTAATGCTGAAGCGATGGGCCTTGACTATATCAAGACGACGCTCTTACCGATATTCACTCAATGGGAACAGGAGATAAACTATAAGCTCTTTACCGATAAGGAAAGGGCTTCTTTTTATGTAAAATTCAATGCGGCCGCCGAGCTTCGAGGAGACAGCACCGCCCGTGCCGGATACTACCGGGACATGCTCAACAATGGAATTTACACTATCAATGAAATCCGTGAGATGGAAGAGATGGACGGCATCGGTGCTGATGGCGATAAGCACTTCGTATCGCTGAACTATACGACTCTCGAGAATCTCGGTAAGCCGATTGACACACCGCCGAAAGGAGGTGAGGGGGAATGAAGCGATTAAGTTGTTTTAACATTCGCAACGAAACGGACCGGTCCGCAGACGTCTACATTCACGGCGACGTTATCGATGATGACGCTAAGGCGTGGATGTCGGATTACGACGGCGAGACTTTCGCCGGGTACGTACTTCCGGTTGATGTACGGGAAAAGCTCGAAAGCTTGAAGGGTAAAGACCTTACGATTTACATCAACAGTGACGGCGGCAGCGTACCCGCGGGAATGGCTATTGCGAATATGATTCGAAGGCACGACGGGCATACCGTCGGTGTGGTTGATGGGTGGGCGGCAAGCATTGCGAGCGTTATTTTGTTCGCGTGCGATGAAATCAGGATGCCGAACAATACCTTCCTGATGATTCATAAGCCGAGCGCGGCCTGCTGCGGCGATGCCGACGACATGCTGAGAGCGGCGGCCATGTTAGATGTTGTTCAAGACGGCCTTGAACAGGTCTATCGTAATAAGGCAAAAGACGGCACGACGAATGAGATGATCCATGTCGCCGTAGAAGCTGAGACGTGGTATACGGCAGCCGAAGCGGCCGAGTTGTTCGACATCACTGTTGAAGACGCCACGGTTCAGCTCGTAGCGTGCAGTAAAGGCCTTGGCTTTAGGGCTATGCCCGAAGCTGTGAAGGCGGCCAAGACCGCTACAGAAGAAGAAAAGCCGACCGACAATACAGATGAACGTATTCGTCGGCTTCATATTGAGCTCGAATTACTTAAATAAGGAGGACAAAACCTTGACAAAAAAAGAAAGAGAATTACGCCAGTTAATGGCTGAAAAGCAGACCCACATTCAAAACCTTTTAGCGGATAACCGCATCGATGAAGCAGAATCTGCTACCGAAGAACTCAAAGCGATCCGTCGTGAGTTCGACATCGTGCAGACGATGAACGACGTCGTTCCCGCGGCCGCTCCGTTTGGCGGCATGCCGCAACAAGAAGAAGCGAAAGACGTTGACACGACTCATGTATTCGCTCAGCTCTTACGTAATCGCCATGATTCTCTCAGTGATACGGAATTATCCTTCGCTAAGTCTATGGCCGTACGTAATGCGGCTAACATGAACGAAGGCGCGGGAGAAGCGGGCGGCTTCATCGTTCCGACGGACGAACAGACGAAGATTAACGAATTGAAGCGTGCCTTGAGTCCGTTGTCCGCATTAGTCCGTGTCGAAAATGTAAACACGATGAGCGGCACGAGAGTGCTTGAAAAAGCGTCCGATATGACGCCGTTTACATCTGTCGCAGAGCTTGCGGCTATCGGCGAAATCGACGGACCGAAGTTCACTCAGGTCAAATATGCTATTAAGAAGTTTGCGGGGATTCTTCCTATCTCTGAAGAACTCTTGGCCGACTCCGACCAGAATCTCTTAGCGTATGTGAACGGTTGGCTTGCTAAGAAGTCTGTTGCGACGGAAAACGCTCAGATTTTAGCTGTACTCAAGACGCTTACGAAGGCACCTTTGACGAACCTGGACGGCATCAAAGACATCTTGAACGTCACACTCGATCCGACAATTTCGCTTATGTCCTCTGTGTTAACTAACCAGGACGGTTTCAATTTCCTTGATAAACAGAAAGATACGGACGGCCGTTACCTCTTACAGCCGAATCCCTTGGACTCGACTCAGAAGCTCTTATTCGGTAAGCCCGTAACGGTTGTGTCGAATAAGGTCCTGCCGACCGATACGTCTGTGGCGAGTGCGAAGAAAGCACCGGTCATCATCGGTAGCTTCACAGATGCAGTCGTTCTCTTCGACCGTCAGGCTACGACGCTTACAGGTACGTCCGTAGGCGGCGACGCTTGGAAGCGTGACAGCTATGACGTGAAGGCTGTAACACGTATCGATGTTCAGAAGTTCGATGACAAAGCCGTTGTATTTGGCGAATTAACTATTTAAGGAGCTGAAGATTCATGCTGCTGAAAGACGTAAAGCTCTATCTGCGAGTCGATGACTATACGGAAGACGAGGTCATTCAGGGCATGATAGACGCAGCTAAGCAGTATATTCAGACAGGTACGGGCGTTACGTTCGACGAGACGAACGCCCGTCATCTGTTGGCGCTGAAGATGATAGTAGCTCACTGGTACGATAACAGGGGGCTCGTCGGTAGTACGACAGAGCTTCCGTTCACCGTCACCGCGCAGCTACTTCAGATTGAAGCTGAAAGGAGAGAAACCTAGTGAGTGACGTAATTCAATACGCTAAGGTCATCGAACCGTGCGTATACAAGAACGAATTCTATGAAGCCGATGATATTATTACGGGAACAGAAGAAGAAATCGAACAACATGTCCACTTCGGATACGCTGTTCCGACTGAAGAAGCCCCCGTAGTTGAAGAAGAAGTCGTAGAAGAACAGCCCGCTGAAGAACCGGCTGAAGAAGAAGCTAAGAAAGGCAAGAAATAATGACAGCCGTGTCCGACCTCAGATCACGGGTCGAGCTCTATAGACCGGCTGTCGAGTCTGACGGTCAGGGCGGGTATGACGAACGCATGGACTTCGTCAACACGGTTTGGGCTCAGGTCTTGAAGCCGAGGTTCTGGGACGGCGAAGCGGGCGGCGGACCTGTAGCCGGTATTACTCAGGGTATTACAATTCGATACCGTGAGGACGTCGGGTACGACTGGCAAGTCGACTATAAGAATGCACGATACCGCATCGTTCATATCGAATACGGAGAGCGCCGAGATATGATGACGCTGACGTGTACGGCCGTCGAACACCACGGATAGGAGACGCCCATGTATATTAAGACGAACCTTGACGACGTAACCTTCAAGGCGACGGCTGACCTATCGAAGTTCAATGACTTAACAAAGGAACGGATCCGCGACGTGGTGAGGCAGAAGGCCGCTGAGGTCCAGGCTAAAGCGATTGAGCTTGTGCCGAAAGACACAGGAAAGCTCGCCAGTCAGATTCATCTAGAGTTTATGAACTCTGAGAAGACGACTGCGGCTAAGGTCTACACGAAGAACAAGATAGCACACTTCATCGAATACGGTGCGGGCGGCGTGGTCATTGTGCCAAAGAAGAAAGCCCTTGCTCCCGGAGCCGCGGGTTGGTTCATGGCAAAAGCCGTCATACCGGCTCGTGCGGCTCATCCGTTCATGAAGCCCGCTATTGACTTCGTACGACCGTCTATCGAGTCGGCGATTAAGGAGGCTATCATCCGTGATAAGTAGAATCCCGTTCAACGCAGTACAGCAAAACGTCTATCAACTGCTCTCAACAGGGCAGACGATACCGACGTATGACAGTGTCCCGACAGGACCTGAACACATGCCGTATATTGTTCTCGGAGAGTTTCATGGTTCGCCCGTGAATGAGAACAAAACGACGGTGTATCATACGGTATCTCAACAAATACACGTATGGACGAAAGGCAAAGGAAAGAAAGAAGTAAACGACATTCTTGATGATGTCGTTCATTTACTTACGAAGTATGATTTAAATCTCAACGGATATACGCAGATAGGTACGGCGACCATATCGCAGTATCAGGCGTATCAGGAGCTCTATGCGGATAAGACAAGCGCTTATCACGGAGTCCTGTCCGTCGAATGGGTACTTCAGCAAGAATTAAATTAAGGAGGATAATAAATGGCATTAACAGAAGATAAAATCAAGAACCTTCCTGTCATGGAAGAAAACACAACGGCCGTAGCGGGTAAGGATACCCTGGTCTACATCGCCCTGGACAACGCTCCGACGTGGCTACTCTTGGGCGGTCAGCGTAATAACCCGTTATCCCGTAAGGCCGATTCTATCGACGCAACGTCGAAGGATAGCGGTAACTACGGTGATAAGTTGCCGGGCATGCTCAACTGGACCATGTCTTATGAAGGCTTATATGTTATGAACGACGAAGCGGTCGAAATCTTAGAGAACCGCTTCAATAACCGTAAGCCCGTATTCATTCGTCAGGAATATCCGGACGGCTCTTACCGTACTGGGTGGGCGTCCGTTACAACGCTTGATGAAGACCACAGCTACAGTGGCGTGTCTACCTTGAAAGTGACATTCGAAGGCAAGGGCGCTATCTCTGATATCCAGAAGCTGTCCGCCGTACCGAATCTCGGTGCGTCTACCAGTACGGTATCGAAGGCAGCCCTCAATGATATCTCGATTGCAATTACACCGGCCGAAGCCAATGTACGTTCGGTCATCATGGCCGACGGTACGAAACTCTATCAGGAAACTGACTACACTTACAGTCAAGGTGCCCTGAAGCTCTTAAAGACAGGAGCCCTCAAGGACCACATCGTAGTCGGCGACAACCTCATTACGATTACGATTACGGCCGACGTTAAGCTTACGTATAAGCTCAAAGTCACGGCTTAATAGAAGTGAAGAAGAAGGGCGGTCGAAAGGCCGCTCTTTTTTATTATTATCCGTAAAGGAGACATGAAAATGAAAACAACACGGACGCTTACCGTCGGTGATAAACGATACGAAGCATACCTTACGATTAAAGATATGCGAATGATAGAACGGGAAATCAGTCAGTCTCTCTTGTCCATATTCGATGCCAGTTCGATCGCCGTCGTGTCTCGAATGACGGCGAACATTGATATTGACCTCGTCATGGCCACACTGCGGTACGCTCTACACGACGAGCGGCACAGCAAACGGACCGATGATGAGTTATATGACCTTATCGACGAGTACTGTGCGGTTGAAGGGCAGACTATGGACTATCTCGGCGGGCTTGTTATACAGCTGATATTCGATACGGGACTTTACAACAAGGTCAAATTTAAACCCGATACGGGTAAGGGAAAAAACGCCGAACCGACGACACCGAAGAAGAAGGGACGGTAGTCGTCGGATCGATGGAAGAATGGGTCGAAGCGGCTGAACCCGTGGCATACGGCATGTTGAACCTTAAGCCGTATGAATTCGACGAAATGCAGATACGAGAATTTAATGCGATGGTGCAAGGACATTTAAGGCGTAAGAGGGAACGAGATGAGATGAACGCCTACTTTACATATTGGCAGCTCAAGCCTCACCTCGGAGAGAACTCTTCGATTACACCGGCTGATATACTGGCGCCGCTCTACCCGGACGCTAAGCCCGACCCGAAAGAAGATAAAGAAGAACTCATGAAAGCCTTCGGCATGTAAAGGGGGATAGCCATTGGCAACTGTTGCAGATTTACTTATAAAAATTGGAGCGGACGGCAGCGGGCTGTCCTCGGAACTGAATAAAACCAAGCAAGAAATACAAAAGACTTTCTCGGCGAATCCGATAAACGAATTCTCAGGAAGCGTCGATACAGCGACTGGTAAGGTCAACTCTATGCTCGGAAGCCTTACGAAGTTTGCGGGCATCGCCGCAGCGGGTTTTGGCCTGAACGCCATTGTGGAAAGCGCCGTTAATGCAGGTGAGTCGCTGTATCAGGTACAACAGCGATTTAACCTTACGACGGCCGAAGCGGCTAAGCTCTCAGGCGTGCTAAAGATGACTGGCGGCGACGTAGAAACGGCTGCCAAGTCGATTATGAGACTTGACAAGAACCTTGCCAATAACACCGCTGAAGGTCAGAAGGCGGCCGCCGTCTTATCACAGATGGGGCTGTCGCTCACGGACTCTACAGGCAAGATGAAGCCGATGAATGAACAGCTTGCCGTGTTGGCCAAGGGACATAAAGCGGCTAACGAGGCAGGGCAAGGTCAAGAGTTCCTTATGGCGACCCTCGGAACAAGAGGGCTCGCTCTGACGAAGACCCTACTTAATTATGAAGAAGCGGCACAGCGCGTCTCGAAGATTAAAGGCACGGGCCTTGACCCGAAGCAGATGCACGAAGCCTACATGCAGATTCAGGAAGTCAATATGCAGTTCGGTAAGCTCGGTACGGTAGCAGGCGGGGCCCTTGCACCGCTTGTCATGGAGATTCTCCCTCAGGTCATGGATGGGCTATCGCACACGGCGAACTTCATCCGTCAGAATAAGGATGAAATCAGTACGGTCATTGTTACCGTCACGAAGCTTGTAGCGGCATACGAAGCACTGAAGCTCGCTAAGAAAGGGGCAAGCGTCATCGGCGGCGTTGTGAATTCAGTACGAGATACCGTAGCCGACCGAACGGCAGACGCACAACAACAAGCCCTTACCAAGGCTCAAGAACGAAGAATTAATAAGGCTATCGCCGATAGCGATCGCATGTACGCACAGATGAGGCGAGAAGCAGTAAAGACAGCTAATCAGCAGAACCTCTCAGCTGAAGAGACACAAATGTTCATGGCTGAGAAGTTTACCCAGATAGGACTGGAGTCAGCACAGGCGGCCGAACGAATTCGAGTAGAGATGACAAGAGCCTTTGCGGCGGTCAATGTAGAAGCCGAAAAGAGTGCTGCCATTGTATCGGAGTCCGTGAAGGCCTCGACGTATACAGCTGATGCGGCGGCGGCCGCTAAAATCGAAGCGAATACCGCCGTCATCACAAGTAATGCTGAAGTAGCTGAGTCCGAAGTAGCCGTCGGTGCGGCGGCCCGTGAAGCGGCAGCCATTAAAGAAGCCGCTATGGCCACGGAAGTGATGGCCAATGAACGACTCATTGTAAGTAACGCAGAAGTTGCAGAATCGGCTACGGCGGCAGGAGCGGCATCAGCAAGAGCGAGTGAGGTAGCGACAGCGGCTACGGTGACGACGACAGAGGCGACGATAGCCCTTGCAGGGGCTCACGAAAAGGCGGGGGTTGCTGGCGTCCTGGCATCACAGAGAAGTGCTGCGGGCCTTGCAAGACTGCCTGGTGCGATTGGGCGAGTCACCAGTGCCCTGTTCAGTCTAGCGGGCGGTTGGATGGGCGTCGCCGCAGCCGCTCTATACGCCGCTTATTGTGCGTATAAATACTTCAACGCTAAGTACGAAGCAGCACAAAAGAACACCTGGACAGGTGACGATGGCTACACGTATACGGCTCACGACGGCAGTATATGGAGACAGAAGGACGGCGAAGGCGGTAACGCTGACGTAGCCGCTGATCCGACAGGTCAGGGCTCACGAGCTAACGGCGGGGCGACAGAAGAACGAGTCGAAGAAGGAACGGCTACCTATGCCGCTGAGTATTCGAATTGGTACAACGCGGGCGGTGGTAAGGACTTCGCCGATGCGGAAGCTCAACGGCAAGCCGCAGAAGCCGCTGTCAATAATACACAGATACCGTCCTATGACTTCTCGCCTGATACAGGCGTAAGCGGTGCCGGTGTCAGCGGCGGCGGTACACATGTTGAGAAGGAACAGGCTTATGACGTTCGAGCCGGCGCGATATATAACGCAGGACGGTGGAGCGGGCTCGGCTACGGCACAGGTGAGAACGAAGTCGTGTGCACGACGTACATTGAAAACGCTTGGTCTGATGCGGGGGTGTCGAATGCTTGGAGTCTTGGAGCCTGGGCACCGAATTGGGCAGAGAACGCGGGTAGCGCCTTCCATCCGACCGACGCCTATGGTAATGGCTATGAAGCTCATGCCGGTGACGCGGTCATCACGAATGACGGCGGCCACGTTATCATGCTCGACGCCAACGCATCAGGCTATTACGCAGCCGCGGGCAGTGGCCGCGTATCTCAGCATTACGACCAAGACTACCGGGAAGCATTCGGCGGTAATATTGTAGGCGTTATCTCACTTACCGAATTTGCGGGAACGACGGAGACAGGCAAGGCCTTGTCTGTATCTGACGTTCGTAAGCAAGCCGAACAGCGTGCGAAAGACATCGCCAACGCACGTAAGGACCTGAAAGGCCTCGAAAAGGACCTCGATAAGGCGATTATAAGCGACACGGGCACAGAGTTTGAGAAGAGTATCTCGGACATGAACGCCAAGGCTCAGAAGTGGCAGGACCAGATCCGAAAGATAAAGAACACCTCGAAGGACATCGACACGAGTCATGCTGAAGACCTTCTGAAGCAATGGAAGATTGAAGAAGCGGCCAAGGCCATGGAAGCTCTGACACAAAGGCGGCTCAAGTTTAATACGGAGATGGCCAAATTAAACGCTGAGCTCAAGGGCGATTATGCGTCGGTAGCTCAGGCCGAATTCGAAGAGACAGTGCAGAGTCTCGATAAGCAACGAGAAGCAAAGCTCAAAGAGATACAGTCGACGAAAGCGGACTATGAAGCCTTAAAAGAAGCCAACGACTGGTACACAGCGGCCTATCTCGAAGCGGTTCAAAAGCGCGAAGACGCTGAGCGAGACGCTTATGAGAAGTCCGTGCAGAGAGCGATTAAGCGTGGCGATATGGGTAGCCTTACGGGCCTGTTACAGTCACAAGCGGCTAAGGATACGCAAGCCTGGAACGACCGCTCCAAGTCAGCTCAGGCCTACTACGACCTGTGGCAAAAAGCTCACATGTCAACGGCTGAGATGGTAGCTACGGGCAGCACTCAGATAGCCTCAGGCATTCAAGGAGTGTTCTCGGCTATGGCGGACGGTACGACAAGTGCTAAGGACTCGCTGAGAAGTCTCGGCAAGGTGTTCCGTAACACGATTACTCAGATGGTCGCTCAGGTAGCCGCTTCTAAGATTGCAAATATGCTGTTCGGCGGGCTTCTCGGTGGTGGCGGCAAAGGAACGTCGGGGTTTACTTTTAATGGTAACCTCTTAGACGGTGCGTCGTTCAGACCGTATAAGCCGTCCCTTGGTGTGTCGATGCCCGCCTTTGCCTCTGGTGGTATGGTAACTGCCCCGACTATGGGGCTTATCGGCGAAGCGGGCAATGATGAAGCGGTCTTCCCGTTAACCGACGAGGTATATTCCCGTATGGCCAAAGGCATCAGTCAGAACCAAGGTCAGAATGGAAGCGGTGCGGCCGCACCGGTTATCAACATTATCAATAACAGTCAGTCGAACGTAAAAGTACAGTCGAGTAATTATGATAACCAGATGAAGAAGTACATTATCAACGTTGTGGTCGACGCCGCAGAGACAGACGAAGGCGGCATGGCCAGAACAATTCGCAGTATATCGAAGGGATAGCTTATGAGAACATTCCCCGCGGATCAGATTCCGCATCCTGTAGTATCGCTCGCCACAAACGCGGGCGATACATACGTTGAGAAGATGACCGACAATACGGTCGAATCAAAAACCGATGCGGGCTACCGCATCACACGACCTCGAAACACACGAACGCCGAGGTCCTTTCAGTACGCCTGGACATGCCTTACAGAAGGCCAGAAGAACACGCTGAGAGACTTCTGGAAGGCCGTTCGTAAGTCCGACATGTTCGTGTTTAAAGACTATGACTCAGGCGATACGTGCACGGTACGCTTCACGAGCGACTGGGAAAGTCACTATTCGCACCCTGAGGGGTACTTCGTATCGCTCACGTTTGAGGAGGTGTAGCCGATGAAGGTGTGGGAGACAGCGGCTATCTTAGAGAAGAACAAACTCTCGTCAGATGCGCCGTTCTTATTGTTATTGAAGCTTCATCATGCGGACCTTCCTGAAGACATCTATCTGGCTAGAAATACTGAAGACGTTACGTGGTCAGGCCGAACGTGGACTCGGTTCCCGTTCAGCGTGACGCCTGTTACGACGGACGGTACGACACTGCCGTCTGTCAAGCTCACCGTGTCGAACTGCGGCGGTATTATCCAGTCATATCTACAGCAGTATGGAGGCATGACCGACGCTGAGGTCACCTTATATATCGTACATACGAATCTCTTGAGTAACGATGAACCGCTTGACCAACTTGATTTCACGTGTCTGTCGACCTCGTATGATGAAGCCTGGGTCACGTTTACGCTTGGCAGTAGTCCTGAGTTATATAACAAATTCCCTCTCGATACGTACATGCTCGACTTCTGCCCGTTCGTATTCAAGTCCATTCGGTGTGGTTACGCCGGTACGGATAAGCCTTGTAACAATACAATTAAAGAGTGCCGCATCAAGGAGCGTTTCGGTGGTGAGCAAGGGATGACTGGCAATTATGGCTAATATTAGCGACCTTATCGGCGTTCCGTATGTGAACGGTGGGCGAAGCCTAGACAAGGGGCTCGACTGTTGGGGGCTCGTTCGTGAGTACTACAGAAGAGAAGGAACGGTCCTTCCGGAGATTCTCATCGATGCCGAGAATACCGATACCGTCATGCGTACCGTCGATGATACGAAGTCCTGTTGGCAGGAGCTAAGCGAACCTGAGATAGGCTGCGTCATACTGATGAGACTCATCGGTAATCCGCTTCCGAGTCACTGCGGCGTGTACCTCGGCTATGGTGAGTTCATTCACGCAATCGCACCCGCTGTACAGGTCGACAGGTTATCACGGTGGGGGCCACGTGTTGTCGGATTTTATAAGCCCAAAGAAGGAGCATATCCGAATGTTTGAGATTATAACAGTAAAAAACATATTAACAGGAGAACAAGAGCGACAGCAATACGCATACGAAGGCAAGCGGCTTATCGATATCGTTGAGATTAAAGGCTTACTCGTATTCGTCAACGGATCGCTTATCGACATCCCGTACGGTTACATCCCTCAAGACGGTGACCAGGTCGTCCTGACCACGGAGCTTGAGGGTGGCATGAAGGGGGCCCTGGGGTGGATTTTACAGATAGGCCTTATGGTCGCTGCCCCGTATGTAGGCGGTTGGCTTGGCATTACGGCCAAGTTCGGTCAGGCCTTAGCCGCGGGTGCGTTCATGATACTCGGCGGGAAGATTATCAACAGCCTATGCCGCGTCAACCAGGCGCACGCTCAAGAACAGTCCTCGTCACCGACGTACGGGTGGGACCTTCCGCAGATACAGACGCATGAAGGCGGCCTTATCGGCGAGACCTTCGGCGTTACGATGCCCGCAGGTCAGTTACTTATGTATCATGTAGAGACCGAGTCAGAGACCTACAAGCTCACTGACGGAGCTCTTACGAATACGCATAAGTACAGTGGTGAAAAAGACGTACAGTACCTCAACGTACTGTTTAGCGGCGGGTACGGCCCTGTAGACTCTATCGATGATATCCGCATCGGCTATACGCCGATAGAGAACTTTGAGTCTGTACAGATAGAAAAACGGCTCGGTACGAATGACCAAGAGCCGATATCATTCTTCCCGAACACGGTTGCCGACCAGTCGATTGACCTCGACTGTAAAGAAGGAGCGTCTGTCATAAGAAGTACCGACTCCGACCAATGTAACGCTATCGAGCTTACGTTCACTTGGCCCGGCGGGATATACTCGATGAACGATAAGGGGAACTTCACGAACCTCACGGCTCGCTTTACTATCGGCATTCGTAAGACAGGCACTCGGGACGCCTGGCTTGAGCAAGTGTGCGCCGTGACGGCAGGAACGAACCAGACCGTCCGCCGTAGCTTTAAATTCGAAGGCCTTGAAGCGTCGCGGTACGACGTGCGAGTGCTGCCGACGACTATGCCGATGACCAGTCGGCAGAATGCGATGATGCGGTGGTCGACTCTATCGACGTATATCAACTCAGGCCAATTCATACGGCCGAATAAGGTCCTTATCGGGCTTAGAATTAAGGCGACGAACCAACTGAACGGCGGCATTCCGAACCTCAACTGGCGACAGAAGCGTATGCACGTTCTGGTCTTTAACCCTCGAACCCGACAATATGAAGAGAAGTCCGCACAGAACCCGATATGGGCGGCATATGATATCCTTCACCACTGCCGTAAGCTCAAGAACATCACAACAGGTCAGTTCGAGTATGTAGTCGACGGCTGCCCTGCCGACCGCTTCAGTAAGTATTTTGACGAGTGGCAGAAGGCTGCTGATTACGCCGATGAAATGGTCGACGACGGGAACGGCAGCACGGAACGACGCTTCCAGCTCGACGCTTTCTTCGACACGAAGCAAAAACGGTACGAGGCGGCGAATAAGGCCGCCCAGGTCGGGCATGCGACTATCGTGCGACACGGCGTAAACCTCGGCATTGTTGTTGACATGCCCGGCACGATGAAGCAGATATTCGGTGAAGGCCGTACGACTGCTTCATCGGTAAGCGGTAGCTTCTCGTCTCGTGACGAACGGGCCCGCAGTGTACAGATTACGTATAACGACGAACAGCGAGATTTCAAGAATACGGAGTTCTTCGTCCGATCCGCTCGATACGCTGAGAACAAGAACCTACAGGACAATACGGCAAACGTGACGCTCTTCGGTGTGTCGAGAAGGTCACAAGCTCATCGTGAAGCCTTATACTACTTGGCCACGAACGAACGACAGCTACAGACCATTCAGCTATCGGCTGACGTCAACGCCTTGGTATGTGAGTACGGCGATATCATCGGTGTAGCTCATACTGTGCCGAGACTTGGCCTTGAGAGCGGCCGCATCGTATCGGTTGACGGCAACAAGGTCAAACTCGATAAAGAAGTGACGCTGACCGCTTCGGACGTCTACAGTATCATCGTTCAGCGTTCAGCCGATGACGCACTGGTCACCAGAGACGTGCTACCCGTATCGACGGATACGACGACTGATACGATTGCCGTATCTCAGTCATTTGGCACAGGCGCCGAGGTCAGCCAGTATGACTGCTATGCCGTCGGTATCAGAGATAAGGTCGTAAAGCCCTTCCGAGTCGTAAAGCTCGAACAGGACAAGGACCTCAAGATGACGATTACGGCCACCGAGTACGACGAGAAGATATACGAGCCTGACTATACCAGGTATCCGATTATCGATTACAGTAAGCAGAAGTCGGCCCTTCTTAAAGCGCCGATTAACCTCAAGCTGTCCGAGGAGAATCTGAGGGTCCAGGGAAGCGGCCGTAACAGTATCATTCACTGCTCATGGCAGATGCCCGAGAACGCTCGGTTCGATACGTTCCGTGTCTCTTATTCGACAGATAACTATAACTGGACAGACGCTCCGACGACGAGAGCCTTATCACTGGACCTCGAGAACGTGGAGCCCGACCATACTTATTATGTGAGAGTTCGGGCTATCTTAGACGGATTTGAATCGGGCTATGCTTCTGCTCATATCGGCGTATCGGGCAACATTCTACCCGCTACACCGGCTACAGGTGTGACGGCGTACACGCGGTACCGTCAACTAGGCGGGCAAGCGATATATGACGTCATAGTGAACTGGCTGCCGCCATCGCTTACAGGCCGTGTCTACTATAAGACCTCGTACGCTTCAGCAGAGAACGTCATCGGTACAGCTCAGACGCCCTGGAGTGCTTGGGTCTTTGCAGGCGAAGGGGCGGGGCAGATAGTCATTCCGCAGCTCTTACCGGGAGAGACGATCCGAGTTGCTGTCACGACAGCGAATGAGCTCGGAGAGTATACCGTACCTGACGCCGTAGAGTATCTCGACGTCATTGTGGCAGAGCAGACAACGACGCCGCTTGCTCCTGAGAACCTCACCATAGAGTTCACCGACAGAGCGACGGCACGGTGGAACGCGGTCACGAACACATCGATAGCCTATTACGAAGTACGGACTAATAACGCACCGGGAGAAGCCGCAGGGCTACTCGTACAGACTACTGACCTTCAAGCAGTGCTGCCACTTACAGAACGACAAGGAACGATATTCGTGCTCGCACGTAACACACAAGGGTCGTACAGCGCGGCGGCTCAGCTAGCGTATAAAAAGGACCCGCCGAAAGCACCCAAGGCACCGACTGTAAAGACAGGTATCGGAACGCTTACCGTTACGGCTCAGTCGTTTCCCGTAGGGGTGTCGAAGATGCACGTACGGATCGTCGGGCAACAGCACTCGACGGCCTTCGATACAACGTCGAGTGTCATCTCGTATGCGTGTGAGAGCGATATATACGATGTCAGTATCAGCTTCATCGACGTATTCGGCCCGGGGGCTGAGTCAGGGGTTACGACCGTTACGGTAACGGCAACCGTGGACCTTTCGACACTTAATCGTGAGGCCCTGGGCCTTGACGAGATTGATAAGAATATCGCTAAGATTGAAGCCGAGGTCGGAACGGTGAAGTCCGACGTAAGCGGCCTACAGTCAAAGCTGACGCAGACGGCGGCAGGCCTACAGCAGTCCGTGACCGACCTGAACTCGAATATTCAGACACAGCTGTCGCAGTTCAGCAACAGCATCGACCTTCGCGTCAACAGTGCTATTCAAGGGCTCGACGGAGACGGGCTCATATCCCGCATCAACTTATCGACTTCGGGGGTCCGCATCGACGGTAAGCTCTTACACGTAACAGGTCAGGCCCTGTTCGACAACGACATTATTACAAATAAGATGCTTAGAGCGGGTTCGGTGTCGGCTGATAAGATGCAGGTAGAGTCGCTCGACACAGTGAGTGCTCGAATCGGGACGCTCCGTACGTCAACGTCCGGAGCTCGGACAGAGATTAAAGACAATCTCATTGAAGTATATGACGACGATAATGAGTTGAGAGTGAGGATCGGCATATGGAGCTAAATACTGGAATAGAAGTTATTAACCCGTCGGGTACGACATTCCTGTCGCCTGACAGCACGATATGCCGCATCATCGATAAGGTGTTCATCGTATTCGGTCAGCAGCCGATATGTCTGAATAACAACTATGCGTTCGAGAATTATCTAGATGATAATGCGGCACTTGATAATGCGAAACGAACGGCGATGAAGGAGTACATCGCTAAGTATCATAAGACCGGATATACAGAAGCTGACTACGATAAACTACCCGCTTCAGAGCGGTGGCAGGTGCGAGAGCTGATGAAGGAGTCGTTCTCGATGAGAATGGTCGCGTGGAATCAGAACCGACGAGGCCAGCTCGTACTTCATAATCATATCGATGATAATGAGAGGTTGTATGTAGCAACCGTCGGACACGGACTGCGAGCCGCTGTCAGCGACACGCTGCAGCTGCTTGAAGGCGGCTTCAAGCAGTACAAGGATAATTCGGTCATAAACATCTGGTTCGAGGTTCCGGGGGCAACGGGGAAGCGGTATGACACTGCATACGAAGGAGATACGCCCGAGCGGCTAAAGCAGTATATCAAGAATCCGTATTGGGGATATCTTATTATAGGAGCGATGTAATGGAACTGATTCGAGTACAGAATAAGAAGAAGAAAACGGTCATTAACAGCACCTACGAGAACTTTGTGTGTAAGTCCAGAAAGGTCGTTCAGATTAAGCGGCTAAAGAATGTATCGATTGAGTCGATGCCCGCCTTCGGTCCTGACGGTTCAGCCCAGGTTGGCTATATGAGCACGACCCTGGGGCCTGATGACAAGAAAGTCGCACTCATGACGACGGTGCTTAGCCCTGACGTGTTCCCGACACCACCGCTTATAGCCGTGACCGCACCGAAGGATTATAACTTCACGGTGTACTGGCGAACGCAGAACGATAACGGGATCATGAGATTCGTTCATTATGTTCAGGTCCGTCGGAACGACGACAAGAATATCACCGTCGACGAGATATGGAATAAAGTCGATTTATGTGTCTATGATTTTTTAACGCCTCAAGGGCAGAAGAACGGATACGGAAGAACACAGGAAGGGGTCATGGGCGTTCATGGCGGAGCCTGGAAGCTCTGGTATAAGGTGTTCGTGAACGAAGGGATGTACCGAGGAGACCTGAATAATCATGTAGAGCTTGACTGGCAGGTACTACGTAAGCCCCGGCCGAATCTGAGTGCCCTGAAAGATTACCCCGATATCGATAAGTGCAAGTGCGGCGTACAGGTCTACGGCTATCACCGCTTCTGGAACGAACGCTTCCACTCACCGAAAGCCGATAAGAGAAGTGCGGAGATTAAGAAGAAGAAAGGAAAGCTTGAGCGATACTCCGCTGACCTTCTCTATGACTCTCGGCTACCGTGGCTCGTGGTCCTCGGCCAAGTACAGGAGCACCTCAAGTACTCAACGGACGACGGCTACCTAGAAGGAGATATACGCCGTTCACATGTTGACTCTGTGGCGTATCCTGCGAAGATTGGCGTCATCGTAAGCTCTGTAATTGAGGGGACCGCCATGTCGAAGGAAGTCGCTCATACCGGTCTCATACAGTACTCCGTTCGACAGGGCCTCACATTCACATCTGAGAACGCCGTCGGTACGGTCGAAGCGGATGAGCAGCTGCCGACGGTAGCGAATTATCCGATTGTGTTCAACGGCTCTCCGTCTCTCGACTATCTTGTCGTGAATATCGATGGAGTACAGCCGAATACCGTTGATGAATTTTCGTAGAGAGAGGGGCGATAAAATTGAAAGTGTTCAACGACGAATTGCACTGCGGATCTGACTTCATTCGACGGTACGTTGCCGACGGCCACAACTTCACGGGAGCGACGCCCGTGATGAAGGTCCGCACAGAGAATGACATCGAGCTTGTAGCCGCTGACTGCACTGTCGACGGGGAATCCGTCACGGTGAAGATACCCGGCGAGAGAAGCCGAGAGATACCGAGACGGTACCGCATGGCCAAGTACGACGTATTCGTACAGAAGAATGGTGAATACAGCTACAAGCTCGTCATGGGCGATATGCGAATTATTCAAGATGAATCAATGCATTAAAGGGGGATTTTATAATGGACGAATTAAAAGTGAAGGTGAACTTTGAAAATCCGGTACAAGTACAAGCGGTTCAGATTCCCGGATTACCGGGCAAAGACGGCAAGAGTGCGTATGAAGTGGCCGTCGAACGTGGCTTTGTCGGCACGGTTGATGATTGGCTCGAAAGCCTTCACGGGCAGAACGGCAGTAATTCCGAGCCGGTCAGTATAAACTTCCCGACTGTATATCAAATGATGAAGGCTAGAGCGATGAAGGTCGACAGCGACAGCCTCGAGGACCTTCTCAAAGCGTTGTTACGGGAAGTTATTCCCGACGGTCGATATACGTCGTACCTTGCAGAATTTAAACTTGTTGACGGTACGTCGGTTGCAGTCGGCGATACGGTCGTACACGTAGAAGGTCAGCCCGGATTTTACGTTGTCGACACGACGGGCAATCGTCAGATGATACCCGATAATGGCCGCCTAGACTTTGCACTCATGCAGCCGTTTGACGGCCACGAAAAGATTCTCACAATGGAGTATCCGACCGGTAACGACGGTACGGCCGCTTCACTTACAATCCCGGCAGTATCGACAGGGGGAAGCAATGAAGAGCTGTTCAATGAGAACGACGTGAAGATTTATCGACGTTCCGACGGGCAGGCGGCACTTGAATTCCCGGCATACGCTATGCTCGACCCGATATATAATAATCCGAATCTTGACTCGCTTCACTTTGACAGCCTCGAGATTAACGAACTTTCGAGCGGCGACGACATTACGATTACGGGCATGATGCTACTTGCGAAGCTGACAAGCAAAGCGTATTTCCCGAGAGATAAGGAAATGCCTAGACACGTTTCGCTGCCTAGGCAGTCCGAGCGGCTTAACCTCGAATTCAGGAGAAAGGGACGAGCGGAAGGATACGCCGATGACGTGTTCAGTTGGGCGAACATTGACTGCGACGGCTCGACTTTCGACCACGGTGTAGGGGTCAGCTATGCTAAGCAAGACATACTGTAAGGAGGTTGCCGATGTGGACATGGAGTTTTGAGTTAGCAGATGTGCTGACAACCTTAACAATTATAAGCATTATAAGTGCCGCTGCTTATCGGTTAGTCCTTTTGCCGATCCTTCAAAAACTTGATATCGAAAGAATCCAGGATAGATCGTTCTTCTCAGATAAATACGACACTCTCATTGAGACGCTTAAAGAGCTGAAAGAAGAGATTAAACTCTCAAGACAAGAGCGAATGCAACAAGCACAGCGTCATCTCCAACTTGTTGGACGTGTTGACGTAT